CCTGGCGCCTTATGCCAGAAGGCAATATTACATGGGGCGTGTTGCAGGTGCCAGCTCGATGGGCGCGCTGAGAGGCAGGCTCTGGTTTCCGAGATGGAAGACAGAACGCGGCGAGAGTTTCAAGCGCTCCGTGAAGGCATACGCAAGGAGTCAGCAGCATGGCTGAAGTGAATAGTTTTGCGCAAGGGATAAAAGAATTTCTGGAAACTTACACCCCACTTGCGGGCGGCGTGTATGTGGAATTTGTGGGAGAGACGCCGACTGAGTACGCGGTTGTAATGCTGCCAGAACTGGAAAAGATAGAAGAATACATTGTGAGCGGTGGTATCTACGGACGGCATTTTCTACTGAATATGCGCGCTGCAACCGTTGAAGATGCAGACCGCTTGCAAGCTAATGGCTTCTATGAACAATTTTCAGACTGGCTGCGAGACCAATCTGAAGCCGGCACGCTCCCGTCGTTGCCTTCTGGCAACACCGCCTTGTGGATCGAGGCGCTATCTAACGGCTTTCTTTTGGAAGCCAGCGAAGTATTAACTACGGCGGTTTACAGCATAAATTGCCGCTTAGTCTATGAAAGGAATTAAACATGGCAAAAATCTTGCGACATAAGGTGCAACACTACCTTAACACGGGCACGACTGGTTCTCCGGTGTGGTCACTTATCAACGAAGGTGTGAGCTCGTTGACGATGAATTACAACCCGGAGATTGAAGAGGAGGCTTACATCGCTGACACCGCCTCGACAAAATATACTACTGGGTTGGGGGTTGAGACTGCCTTCGACATGAATCGAATCAAGGGTGATGCGGCTAACGATAAAATCTTCGGTCTTGTTTGGGCGCGTTCTATTGGCACGGCTGCGGACTCGGAACTGGTGACGGTCAATTACTCTGCTACACCAACCGGCGATGATCAATATCCGGCGGTTAGAGAAACAGTCAATATCATCTATAACAGCTTGGGCGATGAAGCTTTGAAGCCGCTCAAAATCGGCGTCACGCTTGCCCACCAGGGCAATCCGGTTGTGGGTAAATTTGATCTAAGCGCTAAGTCATTTGCGGCTAATCCGTAAACACTGAAAGGACAATAAACATGGCAACTGAAAAGATTATGCGCTCTAAAATGCGCCACTATATTCAAACGGCTGCTACTCCAGTAACCTGGAAACAGCTCAATAAAGGCATTACTTCGCTGACTTCAAGCTACAATCCTGAGATCGAAGAAGAAGCCTATATCGGCGATGATGTTAAGACCAAGTATGCTACCAAACTTGCAACCGAGACTACTTTCGACTTGTTGTACGATTCTGCTGATGATGCCAACGTTTACCTTTTCGGCATAATGTGGGATCGGAAAATCGGCTCGGAAGCTGAAACCTACTTGCTCTCCGTTGACATGACCGAGGCAACGACTACCGGAGTAGATCCTGATATTGTTACAACCTATGAAGCCGTAAAGGACAAAGTAAGCGTTGTTTATAACAGCATGGGTGACGAGGCGGTAAAGCCGCTCAAAATCTCGGTCTCACTGGTACATCAGGGCGATCCCGTGTTTGGTCAATACAATCCTGACACTGGCGTGTTTGAACCAGATTAGGGTTAACCGTAAGGAGACGCATGGAAACTTTTACACGAACTAACTCGGTTAAGGTTGCAATTGACGGCGATGAGAACAAGGTTATTGAGTTTAACCCGAATGACATGCTGTTACGCAAGCGGATCACCGAGTTTATGCTCGACCTGCAAACTAAGCAAAAAGAAATGGCAGAAAAGGCTGAAGAGCTCGACAAAATGAATGAGGCGGCTGAAGGGGAGCTGCCTTCTAACCTGAAAGCCGTGCTCGACTATAACCAGGAAGTTGCAGATTACTTTATCGGTGAACTGGATGACATTTTTGGCAAGGGCGCGTCTGCTAAGCTATTTGGTGAACGCGCCTTCGATCCTGATCTCATGGCTGAATTTCTAAGCTGGGTGATGGGTAAGATTAACGGTGTTAGTCAGGAAACAATCGAAAAGAAGCTCGGACAGCCGCTCAAAAAGCCGCGTAGCACGAAAAAAGCGCAATAAATGGCAAGTATCCTGACTTCAGCATTCCCTACCTCCCTTACCGTTGATGGCGAGGATTATCCCATTAATTGGGGGCACAGGGATTGCCTGGATATTATGGTAGAGCTCGAAAAGGGCGATTTGACTCCGCTTGAGCAAACCGTGTATGTGGTACAAAAACTATTTATAGAAATACCAGATGATTTTGTGAAGGCGGTTGAGCAAGCTTTATGGTTCTTACATGGCGGTAAGCCGCTTGAAGAAGCCGCCGGACGCGCTGATCCGATTCGCACTTACAGCTATGAGCAAGACGCGGAGTTGATCTACGCGGCGTTTTCTACAAGGCACGGTATTGACCTTGCCACTGCCAACTTGCACTGGTGGAGATTCAGGGCGCTATTTAGTGACTTGCGGGATACCACGTTTAGTGAATTGTGTTCAATGCGCAAACGCTACTACGATGGGGATTGCAACGAAAAAGAGCTTGCGACAATAGCAGAAATGGGCGATTCGTTCTACGTTGCCGGGGCTGAAGATGCTGACATAACCTGGCAAGAACACAAGAACATGCTGGCATTCGAGGCGGCGGAAAGGGCACGCAATAATGGCTGATGGATATCTAACTTTTGACACGAAACTAAACACAAGCGGATTCCAAAAGGGGATTGGCTCGATTTCAAGTATGTTTGGCAAACTTGGCGCAATTGCCGCAGCCGCATTATCCGTTGCCGCCATTACAAACTTTGGCAAGGCAAGTGTGCAAGCCGCTTCACAGATGGAAGCCAAATTCAAAGGCTTGCAGTTCTTAATGAACGCTAATAACCGCTCCATGCAAGACGCGACCAGTTTTATTCAGGAATATACCGCCGATGGGTTAGTCCCGATGACCAGTGCTTATGAAGCCTATAAGAACATGGTCTCGCGTGGCTATGATACGTCCCAAATTGAGCAGATGATGAACGTCATGAAGGACGCGGCGGTCTACAACCGGCAAGGTCAATTCACGATGGGTCAAGCCATTGAGAAGGCTACGATGGGCTTGCGCATGGAAAACTCTCTGCTCACAGACAGCGTAGGCATTCAAAAGAACGTTGCCAAAATGTGGCAGGAATACGCGAAAGAAATTGGCACGACCGCGAATAACCTCACTCTGGCACAAAAGCGGCAAGCTGAATTTAACGGCTTTATGAGAGAGGGGGGGGTCTTCGCTGGGGCGGCTGCTGAATACACAAACAGTTATGCCGGACGAACGGCGGCTCTTTCCGCCTCGTTCCTGAACCTAAAAGTGGCAGTTGGCAATGCTATTGTTCCCGTTCTAAACGCTATTATACCGGCTGTTAGTCAGGTTGTTTTGTGGTTCACGAAACTATTTAACATTGTCGGGCAAGTCATGAACCTGTTATTTGGCACGGCTGTTGGCATGGCAGACGCTGAAGCGGCAATGGCGGATAATGCTGAAGCCACCGCTGCGGCAATGGAAGATACGGCGGCAAACACTGAAGCGGCTGGTAAGGCGGCTAAGGGCGCGCTCGCAAGTTTCGATAAGCTGAATGTGCTAAGTCAGGATACGGCCGGCGGTGGAGCGGGTGCTGGTAGTGGAGGAGGCTTATTGCCGCCAGTTGAACAGCCTGGAGGGGAAAGTTTAGCCGACAAGCTTGGTGAAGAAAGCAAGAAAATACAAGAGTTTGTTAATGGGATTAAAAGCATTTTTGAACCATTAATGGCGGCGTTTTCAAGGCTTGGTGCTGCTCTTGGAAGGGTTGGTGAAGCCGTAACGGGGGCGTTCAAGCTGTTTTTTCCTAATGGGATTAACTTCATGCCATTCATTGAAAATGTGCGCAATGGCGTTGTGTTCGTTATCGACTTACTTGCAAAGGCGGTTGAGGGGTTTGCGACTTGGATAGAAGAAAATCCGGATGCGTTTATGTTACTGGCAACAATTTTTGCGGGAATAGCAATTGCCGCCCTTGCCGTTTATGCACCTACGGTATTAATTATCGCTGCGGTGCTTGCTTTGCTTGCGGCAATTGGTTGGTTAGCTACTAACTGGGATTTGGTCAAAGAAAAGGCGCTGGAGGCTTGGGGAAAAATTGAAGAGGCGTGGAATATAGCCGCTAAATGGTTCAACGACAACGTAACAGAGCCTATCAAAACGTTCTTTTCGGACGCATGGACTAACATATCCGGTTTCTTCACCGGAGCCTGGGATGACATTAAAAAGACATGGACAACCGTCTCAACCTGGTTTTACGATAACGTGACAGAGCCGGTCAAGACATTCTTTTCTGACGCTTGGACTGAAATCAAGGGCTTTTTCACGGGCGCGTGGGACGATATTCAGCTTACGTGGAACACGGTTTCTACCTGGTTCTACGATAACGTAACCGAACCGGTAAAAGGATTCTTCTCTGATGCGTGGGGCAGCATTTCTGGATTTGTTACGGGAGCTTGGGATGATGCTAAGCTCGTTTGGAATACCGTTTCGCAATGGTTCACAGACAATGTAATCGATCCAGTGAAAACCGCGTTCGATACCGCGTTTCAGGAAATAAAGGGGTTTGTCGAAAGTCCATTTACAAACTTAGGCGAGTTCGTCAAGGGCGTTTTCAACGACGTTATTAACTTTTTGAACGGGTTGCTCACAGGGCTAACCAGTGGCATTAATAGTGTCATTAATGCTCTAAATGGAATCTCGTTCACAATTCCCGATTGGGTGCCACTTTTCGGCGGGAATAGTTTCGGTGTAAGCCTTCCAAACGTTAGCGCGCCGCAAATACCACTTCTTGCAACCGGTGCGGTCATTCCGCCTAACGCGCCTTTTATGGCAGTTGTTGGAGATCAACGGTCAGGAACTAACATTGAAGCCCCAGAGGCGCTCATTCGTCAAATTGTCAGGGAAGAAGTCGGCGGTATGGGCAACCAGAATATCACGATCACATTCGGCGGGACAATGGGCGAGTTGGTTAGGCAGTTGAAGCCGCACATTGAACGTGAGAATAGTCGGGTAGGCAATACCATGTTAGCGCAGGCCGTGAGGGTGTCATAATGCCAGTACGCGAAGATACAATCGTTATTGATGATAGAGAATATGTTGTGCCAGTTAAAAAGCTGACAATAAAAGCAGATGCGCTGGATAAGTATGCGGAACGAACTAATGACGGCGATCTTCACCGTGAAATGATTGGTGTTTATTACAACTACGAAATTGAGTTTGCCAGCGGATACAAATTCCCTGAAGAATACAAACTTTTATGGAAGAAGATCACTGAGGCAGAGGAATTTCACACCATCACGCTTTGGGATGAAGACGGAACGCACACGTTTACGGGCTACTTTGCCAACCCGCAAAATGAAATGCTGCGAATCAAGAACGGCGTAACTTATTGGAAATCAATGTCCGTATCAGTAGTTAGCAAACAGCCCACAAAGGTTGCTTAATCATGGCAAACACTTTTCCGATTATTCAGCTTCACATCAACAACGAGATTGTCGAGTTTCGCGATAAAGCTGTAATTGAAGCTGAGACCATCCAGGAAGTTCACCCGGTTGGCATTGAACTTCCATCGTCAACCGCAAGAATAAGGGTGTGGCTGGATGATACCATTGTAGACGACCAGGGAAGAACTATCAGGGATAAATTCAGCCCATTTTCGGACGGTATCTACTACCAGTCCATGACTACCGGTCTTATCGTTGACATCCGCGAGTCTATGAACGGCGTTGAGCACATGGT